GACGGATGGGGTTGATTTCTCGGGTTTGGCGACGGGTTTTTCGGATTTCTTGGCGGCTTCAAGGCGGGCGAAGCGCATTTGCTGGCCGGCGATAGCGTCGCCGATGACGAGTTCGAGGTTGGGCATTCCGCGCAGGGCGGGGAAGGATTTGAGGGTCTCGCGGAGGATTTGCTGCTCCTGGCTGCCGGCTTGGAAAAGCTGCGGGTAGGCGGCTTTGGCCTCTGGCAGGACGGTCTGGCGCTGGGCGATCCACTGCTGGCGCTTGGGAGCGTGCTCGGTGAGGACTTCGTCTGCGTTTGCCAGGTATTGGCGCACCTGGGCGGGCTCGTAGTAGACTTCCTCGCCTTTGGCGTTCTTCACCGTGCCGCCTTCGAGGTTCTCGAGGGCCCATCGGCGCACCTTTTTGGCGGTGCTGATGCGTTCTTCGAGTTGCTCGGGGGATTCCACATCGGCGAGCGGGTCGGCCGGCGTGGGGGCGAGGGTGACGGGGGGCGTGGAGTCGAGCTTGGTGCGGAGGTCGGAAAGTTCGGCCTCGAGTTGCTCGGCTTTTTCCTCGGCTTCGCGGCGCTTGGCCGTGATTTTGTCGATGCGCTTGAGGAGTTTCTCCTGCGTGGCGCTCGGCGTTTCCTCTTTTTCGTCATCGGCGGCTTCGGATTCCTCGTCTTCGGACTTTTCGTCCTCGGACTCGGTCTCTTGGCCGTCGGTTTGTTCCTGAGAAGGATCGGTTTCCGCTGAGGGGTCTGAATCTGCTGCGGTTTCGGGCTCGTTTTCGGGCTCGGCCGCGGCTTTTTCGGGTTTTTCCTGCGGTGTCTGCTCTACCGGCTCAAGGTCAAAGCCGATTTCGGCGGCGATGTCGCTGAGTGTGAGCGTGTCTGCTGTCTGGGGTTCTGGGGTTTGCGTCATGGTATCCACCAAGTGGGTCAGTGCGGGATTAAGGACCGGCACAGTGGGTCCTTGATTCCAAAGTGCCTGACGCAAACGGGGTTCGTCACGGGGGTGCCGACCAAATCAACCGAAATCAACCTAAACCAACCGAAATCAACCTAAAAAACCTGCTTTTCAGTGCATTAAAAAGCCCTGCATATTTCTTGATCCAAGAATATGCAGGGCGGGAAAAGGTCCGATGGGGGCCAGGTCGCTCGGTTGCTGGATGCGCTTCCCCGGAAACCACCCGAAGGTGCCAGGTAAGGGTCTCGGCAACTCTTTCGAGCGCCTACACACCCGCCTCCAGCTACGACTTAGTGGCGGGCCGCCCTCGCTGCCCCACCGGAAAATATGTCAGACAGGAACGGTGGGGCCCCACCTTTTCAAACGCCGGGTTGCCAGTCTTGCGAGCTTTGCATTGCTGTGGAGAGGCGCGCCCCAGCGTGGCCGAGGCGAATTACGCATCTCACAACCGCACTAACTCTCCCGAGACCGATGTGCCTCACTTGCTTCAACGCGCAAGCGGTGCTTTGCGCTTCGCATTAGAGGTCATCCGTGTCTCTCGTCTGCCTGTCTTAAATTCATTATAGCATATCAGTTCTGCTTGCTCGCCTCTTCGATCCGCAGCATGAGGTCAACCCGGTAGGCGCGGAGGGCGTCAAGGCCGCCGGCGCAGTGGGCAAGGGTGCCGTGCTTGTCGGCGGTCTTGAGGTTTGCAACCAGCTCGGTGAGGTCGTCGATGTGGTCTTCGAGCACTTGGAACATGGCAATGGCCGCGGGAGATTTGATCCCGGGCATGCAGAGGGCGGATTTGAGGTCGTCCTCGTCGAGGCGTTCGGGGGTCATGTAACGGATGGTTTTTTTGATGGTGATCATGGGTTATTGGAGTTGGAATTCGCGGCGGATGACGGAGAGGCTGAAGGTGCGATGCATGCCTGGGAGCGCGGGAATCGGGCGCAGGAGGCCGGCATCGATGTAGGTTTTGTAGGTCTGCTCGGAGATGCCGAGGAGGTCCATGACATCGCGCTTGCGGAGGGCGTTAGTAGCAGCCGCCGCCGGTGACCTGGAGCTTGCCGGCGACATCATCGACTCCGCTGGCGAGGAGGTAGCGGAGGCAGTCGATGGGGTCTTTGCTGGCGCCTTTGGGGCCGTCTTTGCCGGTCCATTCTTTGAGGGCCCAGATGGTATTGGTGCAGCGGGCGCTGATGTAGAGGTGCGGTGCGTTTTCATGGTCGATGGGTTTTTGGTCGTCGTAGTAGAGGTGGTCGTTGATAAAGGCGATGCCCTCGGCGATGTTCTCGGCGGGGCAACTGCGGAAGGGCATGCCTTTTTCGGCAAGGTCTTCGAGGAGGGTGGTGGCGGTCTCGCGGGTGCCGACGACCACCGTGTTCCCGTAGCGGGAGTCGATCCAGCGTTCGAAGACTTCCACGCCGTCGAGGGCCTCGATGCGCTGGATTTCTTGAATGTAGGTCTCGAGCCCGAAACCCATGGGGGTCTGGCCTTCGCCGGGTTCGCCGTCGGATTTTTTGCCCGAGGAAATGGCCCAGGTGCCGGGGTAGCCGAAGCCGGGGATGTATTCGTCCTCCTGCGGCCATTCGCGGTAAATCCACTTGCGGCCGGCGGCATCGACCTTTGCCCAGATCATAAACCAAGGTTTCGTGCCGGCGGGGTCGCAGAAGTGGTAGACGGTTCCCGTGGTGGGAACTTTATCGGGCGGGACGACATGCACGCCTTCGCGGAACCGCGGGAAACAGGTAGCCGTGGCTTTGACCGGGACGCCGTAGGCGCGGCAGAGGATTTTCTCGCGGGGCTGGCGGTCGAGTTCGACCTTCATGCGGTCGTAGCCGGCCCAAGGATTGAGCCGGGTGTGGAAATAGAAGATCGCGGCTCGGCGGGTGGTGCATTGCTGGGAGACGGGAACCATCTCAAAGCCGGTGCCGGATTTGTCGGGGAGGAGTTCGGCGGGGGCCTCCTCGAGGGTCTTGGCGCCTTGGAGGTATTGTTTGACCGTGGGGCTGTAGCCTTCGACGGGTGTGAAGGTGACGACGAGGATGCCGTTGCGGTCGAGGAGGCGGAATCGGATGGTTTCAAGCCAGTCGAGGGGGACGAGCTCGTCGCACCAGGCGATGTCGATCTCGCCGCCCTCAATCGTGCTGATGTCTTGGGAGTAGTTGCGGAACCAGCACTGGCTTTTGTTCGGGAGGACGAAGGTGTTTTCGGAGAATCCGTTTTTCTGGGTGTAGCTGATGTTCGTGATGCGGTCGCGCTTGGCCGTGCGGAGGTCCTTCGGCATGAAATTCCACAGGATCGGCTGCTGCATCGACACGGAGTTGTCGTTGGTCTGCTGGAAGCACCAGGCGCGGCTCTCGGGCTTGTCGATCAAGGTCCGCATGACGAGCTTGCCGGCCCAGGTGGACTTGCCGCTGCGGTTGCCGCCGAGGACCAAGATGTCCTTGTATTTCCTCGCCAACTCCTCCGCCCGCGCCCAGTGGTCGGGCTCGTAGCCGTAGGCAATCGGGTCGTCCTTCTCCAAGGCGATCCGGTGCTCGCGCTCGGCGAGGAGGCGCTTGGCGCCCTCAAAGTCGGCCTTGAACTGCTCGGGCGTGATGAAAGGCAGGAGCGGGTGGTAGCTTTGCGTCATTCGGGGTCTTTGGTGAAGGCGGATGTCTCGCGTAAAGTCTTGCGAAGGGCGCGGATGACGGCCTGGGCTTCAAGGAGCTGGTCGTTGACGGCGGCGAGTTGCTTTTGAAGGTCGCGGTTTTCGGCAAGGAGGGTGTCGCGGGTGCGGAGCAGCCGAGCGAAATTGTCGTCTTTGTCGTTAGCAAATAATATGTCTTCATCTCCACCGCCATGTTCAGACATTGAAGCATCGTCAAGAATGGACCTCGCTTTTGAATCTGGAGATATCTGGGATTCACCAGAAGATGATATGCGCGAGTTTCTTTCTATCCTGAACAAGCAAGGAATTCCAAATGAGCGCGTGCAGCACCGAGCGATCATTCGTGCACTCACTATTAACCACATCCAGATGCAGCGGATTCTTGCAGCGCAAGACAAAAGCAATCGAATTACACAATTCTGGTTCATGGTATTGGCCGTTGGAGGTCTGATTGCGTCTGTGGTAGCGATATTCTTTTAGAGTGCTGCCGTTTAACAATCCCAACAATCTGAAGCACGATACTGAGAGCCATTATGCAGCAAGCAATGCGATATCCTTTTGCTGGAGCCCATGAAGAAATAAATGCTAACAATGCGATCCACCGAATACCTACCCTTGGCACGCCAGATGCGTGATCGTGTTTACTCTTCATTTGATGGCCCTCCTTGCTGCATCTGCCACGCCATGGGTAGGTGTCGGTGATCGCTGACATTAGAGGAAAGAAGATGAACTGGAACCCTTTCAAGCCTTTCGGACGCGAGAGGACCGAAGTTGCCGATATTCTGGAGACCGGCTTCGCAACGGGGGCAATCAGTCGTAGGCAAATTCCGGGCGTTGTTTAGGTCGCGCAGCGGGTTGTCTTGCACTTGACTCATCTCTTGACTCATCGCACCGCCCCTCCCCCGCACAACGGACACACATCGAACCTCGGCGCCGCCGCCTCCCGCGCCGCGGCCACCACCGCCACAGCAAAGACCAGCACCGCCAATCCCAAAACAATGTGCGCCGGTTTCACTCCTGCCCTCCTCGCAGCAGGGCGTTCGTCTTCGGCTTGGCGTCCACATACACGCCCTCCCCCACCCGCTCCACCATCAGCTTCTCGTTCGCCCGGTAGAACCGGTTGTCCCGCACTTGGACCATCAGGGTTTCCTCCTCGCCCATGTCCACGATCATCAACCGCGTGTTCCGCGGCTGCCTCACTCGCGCCACCCTCGCCGGCTTCGGCCATTCGGGCGCTGTCTTCTCTTTTGTAGTTGCTTTGCTCTGCGGTTTTTTCATAAAAAATTTCCGACGGGGTGACCAGTGGGGGGAAAAATTGGAAACCCACAACGGCACCCCCCTCCCCCCCGGGGGTGGGTCATAACATGAGATAATCTACCAAATGAATAGTTGTGGCAAGGGGCGCTGTTGTTCATTTGCAGGGGTTTATGCAATTACTCATTATCAGTCTCAACATCAGGGTCGTCCTCTTGAGAATCGGGGGCATTTTTTAGGGGGAGCGGAGCAGGTTTTGACTCGGGCGACTGCGGGGCTGGACTGGTCTCCACGGCCGTAAACTCGCCCTCGATCACTGGCATCTTGGGGATGCTGTTGATGAGTTCCTCGTAGGACATGGCGTCGATTTTTGCTTTGATGTTGATGGCGATCTGGGCTGGGCCTTCGGAGTCCTTGACCTTGTCGTGGGCGATGCCGGCGGCGAGGATGCGGTCGGAAGGGCGGAGTTTTCGGAGGGCCTCTGGGTCTTGGAAGGTGTCGATGACGGAGTCCTGAGCGAGGCGGCGGATGGTGCGCCACTTGTCCACGCTGACCTCTTTGTCCTTGTCTTTCGTTTTGGGGTGGTTCGCGATGATGCGTGTGACGACTTCCTGCTGTGTCCCGAGTCGTTCTTGGATGTTTCTGGTAGTTAGACCCGCAAGATAGAGCTCGGCGACGATGTCGCAGAGGTTGGCCATGTCGGTGCTCAACTTAGACCAGTCGATGTCCGGGGATGTCTCCTTGGCTTCGGCTTGGGCCTTCTCGATCTTGGAGCGGCCGGCAGAGTTGACGGCTCGGATCTTGTTCTCCTCGATGCGGGATTCCTTCCAGGCAACGGCCTCGTCGAATGTCTGGGGGCAGCCCACCTCGAACCACTGGGTGGCGGTTTGAGGCGCCACATTGAAATGAGCGGCGAGTCGGACGGCGCAGGCCCATGGTGTTTCGAGCTTCTTGACTTTGCGTGTGGGTTTCATTTCCCACCTCCTTCCGTCCAGAGTTCTGTAATTCTGGACAAACTTGATAGGAATGTTTGCTGTCCAAGAATTGTCCCGCGTCCAGAAATTCCCCCCTTATAGGGGGAATTCTGGACGGGTAATTCTGGACAAACTTCCTGCGTCCAGAATTGCAATGCTGGACATAATTCTGGACTAATTCTGGACATCCTATTTTTGGCGGAGTGCTTCATAGATTTTGGACCGTGAGACGCCGTATTTCTTCCGGGCTGCGGCGATGAAAGTGTTGATGGGTCCGGTGTGGGCCTTGTGCTCGGTCTGGAGTTGAATGATGTCTGCCGCGGACATGGCGGGCTTGGGTCCGGTCTTGCCCTTGGCGCCCGCGGGCTGCTCGGCCTCCTCGTCGAGCTTGCCCGCTTCCCAATGCAGCCCCTGCTCGGCGTGTTGGAGGACGAGGGTGGTGACCGGCAGGCGGTGCTCGTCCACTACGCCGGCGCGACCGCCGCGCTTGGCCAGCAGGAGCTTGAAAGTGCCTTCCTCTTTGGTCGTCTGGAGCACAGCGATAGCACGCGCCCAGTTGGTCAGTTCGCTGGATCCCAGCCCGATATAGGCGTAGTCATTCGCGTTCCAATGCGCCCGGGCCTTGCTGTCACTCTGCGGCTTGCCGGTGTGGTGACTCCAAACCCACGCAAAGCCATTTTCAAAAGCGATGGGATTCAGCACACCGCGCAGGAACCTGCTCGCCACCGACTGCTGCGAAATATCATCCCCCACAAACGAGAGCAGCGGATCTCCAAAGACAAGGTCCACCGACCGCTCCCGCACCAGGTCCCGCACCACCGCGCCGAATTCCTCGCCCGCGGCCGCCGTCACCCGCACGAACTCCAGATTCTCGTTGAGCATCCGCAACGCCTCGTCCTGCGGCATGCCCGAGTGCGCCACCACATACGACATCACCCCCTGCACGATCTCCGCCATGTCGCCCTCGTCGTTCTCCGCCTGTATGTAGAGACTCTTGAGCGGCCGCGCCGGCTTGATTCCAAAAAACGGCAACCCCAGCGCCCAGGTCATCGCCGCCTGCACGGTCAAGCTGCTCTTGCCCACGCCCGATTGCCCCACCAACAGCAGTTGCCCGCCCTTGCACACCCAGCGGTTCCCCAAGAGCGTGCTCGGATCCGCCTTCGGCTCGAAAGCGAAGAGCCCCTTGATCGTGTGCCGCTCCACGCCCGAACCCCTCACCGCCCGCAGCTTCTGGAGCGCCTTCGCCGCCTCTTCCGGCGCCACCTGCCCATCCACCAGCGCCTGCCCTATCTTCGTCGCCTTCCGCGCCGCCGCAGCCTCCGCGATGTCACTTAAAAACTCGCCGATGATCTGCCCGCCCTGCGGATTGTATTGGAGGGCGTCATTCCCCAGCAGCAGCTCATCCCGCCAGTCCGGCTTGCCGGCGTCCTTCGCCACCCGTCCCGCCAGTTCCAGCCAATAGCTGTTCTTCTCCACCTCCTCGAGGATCGTCACCACCGAGACCGGCCGGCCCTTGCCCCGCAGGTTCAGCGCCGCCGCATAGAATATCCCATGCAGCGTCGAGGTAAATGTCTCCGGCTCGATCACCGCCTCGTTCGGCACCCCATCGAACCCGCGGGCTCCGATGTAGCCCACGACGGCGCTTTCCTTTTCCGGGTGCGAGAGTTTGGCGGTCATTCTTATTCCGTCGATTTCGATGGGTTTAAAATCCTCACCCCTGCTCCACTACCCCGTCTTGCAGTCGTTCCAGGGCATCCTTCGCCATTCGCAACGCCCGCGCCTTGTCCGAAGACCACCCCAGCAAGTGGAACACCGTGCCGAACGCCTTGATCGGCTCATCCCCCACGACCACTCGCCCCGCATACACCGGCCGGCGCAGGCTGCGGAGCGTCTCGATTCCGTATTGGAACCTCAAAAACTCATTCTCGCACTCGGGGTTGTGCCGCTCGACGAGCTGCACCTTCTGTTTCTTTTTGTTGGTTTTCATAAATTTGTCAGTTTCTCCCTCACGACCTTGTCCCCCGCATACACCGCCACCGCCAGCGCCGCCCACAGGTGGCTCTTCATCCCGTAGGTCGGCCCCGGGTTTTTCTTCGTCCCCTGCGGCCCGAGGCGGTCGATCAGCGCCTGCCGCACATTGGCATCCTTCGCCCGCGGCGAGTGGCACAGGTGGAGCTTCACATCCCTCCGGTAGACGAGCTGCACCGGCTGGCGGGCGATCTCAGCGAAGCGCCCGATCCACACGCAGGTTTCGAAAACCTCCCTGCCCACCGCCATGCCGTAGCTGGCAATCATCTCACAGGCGCACAAATCATACTCCCGCCCGATGAGCACCTGGCGCACATCCGCATTCGGCCAATGGGCGGCATCGATCACTCGAGCACCGTCCCACAGGACAAACGCCGAATCCGTCGTTCCAGGGTCGATGGCGAGGATCGTCATACTCCGCACATTCCCTCGCATTCGTTGCCGAATGATTGTTCATCGAGCCAAAGCGCCAGTTGCCCGCGCTCGATGTCGGTGGAAAGATCGACCTGATCCAGCGGGACAAGGCTGGGGTGCAGGAAAGGAACGCCGCGCATATTTTCCGTCTTTGCCTTGACCGCTTGCAGGTCTTTTTCAAAGCGGATGGCTCGCGCAAATTCTTCTGGCTCTTCGTCGCGAAGTCGCCGCCATTCTTTGTCAGAATGAAACGGGCAGTAAACGCAGGCCGAGCGTGGCGGTTTCGGGTAGCCGTGCGACTCCATCCACTTCAAACAGTCCCGGCGACCCATGCGAAGTTCCACAAGGGGCCAGCGGTGTTGCGACCAAGCTACGCGGGAAGGTTTGATGCGCTGGATTTCGTCCCAAGAAATCCCGATCCATTGGGTGACTGTGGTTTCCTTTTGACCGCGCTTGATGCCGGCCAATCGCCGAGCGGCTTTTTCAAGTTGTTCGACTTTGTAAGAGTAGGTGCATTGCCGACCCATAATGCCGCGGGAGCCGTCAGCGTTTTCAATAAATGCGGGGATGAGGCTTTTGCTCCAGCATCCTGTGCCGTCTTTGCGTTGCTTGATGAGTAGAGACTCATCCGTCATGTCGCCACGAGTCACGCGATGCACCGGGAATGGTAGCTGGCCTTCCAGCCAATCGAGCCACTTGTAAACGCTCGCGGGTTCGGCCTGCGTGTCGGCGAAGATCGCCGCGTTTGGCATTGGCGTGACCTCGCCATGAGCGGCCATCAGTGCCAGAGTGCTGCTTTGCACTCCGGCCCCGAGAGACAGGAATGTAAATTCAGTTGATGGGGGCGCTTGTAATGCCCTCATGCCATCTCCTTCAGCGCCTTCTGCGCCCGCGCCATCCGGCGCAAGTATTCCACATTCTCGTCAATCCCCTTGTCGATGGGCGGTCGGCAATACGGCAGCACCGCCTCCAGCGCCTCGTAGAGTTCCCCCCGCTCGGCACAGGTGGGCCCAATGCCCGGGTGGTCCTGCCACTCCACATCACAGGCGGGACACCTAAACGGCGCGGCCTTCAAAGCGGTGAGCATATCCACAATCTTCATGCCAACTCCGGCAGCCGGCGCTCCTGCCGCCATTCCAGCACCAAGTCCCGCACCCGCTCGAGCGTGTATTGGCACGCCGTCACCTTGCGTCTTTCGAAATGATTGGTGCTGTCGTTGTAAACCTCGGCCTGCCACTCATGCAGTTGCCCGCCGTGGTGGTTCAACTCGCTGCTGATTTCAGACAACAGGTTGTCAATCAACAGCAGCGCATCCAACCCCGCGAGGGCATAGGCATGCTCGTGCATCTCCTCCGGCAGTTCGTATTTGAGGATCGCCTTCACAGGTCAGAACGGGATGTCGTCGCCGTCCTCGGTTTTGGTCTTCATGGCCGGCGCCGGCGCGGTCCCGCGGATGGCGGCGAGCTTCTTGTCCCAACCGGCCACCTCGTCCTCCTCCACATCTGCCTTCTTGCTCGGCGGGTTGATCCACTTCGCCTTGTAGCGGGTCTCTCCGTTGTATTCCTCGGCGGTGACCGTCACCGAGACGAGCGCCCCGGCCCAACTCACCTTGCCGGCAAAGAGGGCGTCGAAAGTCCAGTTGAGCCCGAATATCTCGTTAAGCGTCTTGAAAGTCCGCTCCTCGGCGGCCTCGGTCAGGTATCCCTGCCACACCACCTCGCGGTCCTTCTGCGGCCCCTCGTCGGTGATGATGAGCGGCACGCGGATGAACTGCTTGCCCGAGCTGGTTTCTCCCAGCCACCCGTTGCCGGGTTGCTTGACTTTCGCGAGGTATTTCCCCTCGGCGTTGACATACTGCTTTTCTGGTTTGTTCATAAATTAGTTCGCGAGTGCCTTCTGTTTCTTGCTCCTGTCCTGCAAAAGCCGTGTGGTCGGTTTGCCCACGCGGATGTGTGAGGTGAGGGGTTGGACGCCGAGCGAACCCGCCCAGGCTGCGAATTTGGCCGAACCCATTTTCCCGCCCATCGCCTCGATGAGTCCCTCCAGCGGCGCCGAGGCTTCCTTGGCCACATAGAGAATGCCGTCCGCGTCGTAGTATTCACTGGGCGCGGTCTTCGAGAGTTTCCAACCCGGCACCTGCTCACCGGCCTCCAGCATCTCGCGGATTTTTTCCAAAGCAGGCTCGGCGATTTCCTTCTCCACCGCCTTCCACTGCGCCGCGAATTCGGCCAGCATGCGGAGGTCGCCGAAAAGTCTCTCCCGCATCTCCGAGAGAGTCGCACGCGGGGTGTAGACCACCGCCAACCCATCCTCCACCGGCTTCACCACCGCGGGGCAGGTGTCTTTTCTGGCGCACCAGTCGCAGTAGTCACACGCCCGCGGTTGCGAGTTCGGATCCCGCACCTCGGCCAGCACGGTCTCAATCGCCCGCTTCGCCTCGGCGTATTCGAAGATGTAGCTGACGACCTTCTTGTGGTCCGTGTAGACCACATGGCCGGTCCAATCTTGGGCAAAGGTCCGCTCCATGCAGGCGAGGGCGTAGGCGGCGAGTTGGTGGTAGTAGTCGCGGAGCTGGCCGGTCTTGATGTCAGCCACCCACTGCAACTTCCGGTTGAGCACATCCGCCGTCCCCACATGGCTGATGCCCGGGGTATGCATGGCCAGGTATTCCTCCCGCGTCTCCAGCTCCCCCGTCATCCGGTAGCTCTGCAACAGGGCGACCGCCCACTCCGCTGGCCCCTTGTCCTCCGGTGTCAAGCCCTCCAGCAGGGAGCGGTCGCCCTCCAATGCCCTGCGGATCGCCGCATCCATCCGCGTTCCCCTCTCCGCCGCCGGACCCACCGGCCCCGACTTCGGAAGATACTTCGCACACGCCGCCAGTTTCGGCAGTGTGCTGTGGCGAATGACGGGCTTTCCCGTATCGGCCGAATTTTCTTTTGCGTGGTGCATATTTTTTAAGTGCTGTGTTGAGTGCCGTGTCAAACTCCCGCAGGCTCGGAAAACCGAACCCCGTGCGGGCGTCGGCGAAGGTCAGGGGTTGGAGACGCAGGGCGTAGCTGCCGTCCGGCATCTGCCGCACAAACGCCTCCAAATCCCCGTCCATGTCAGGCGGCCTTCGCCTCCGGTTGCTGCTGTTTGCTGAATTCGGCGACCGCTTGCAGGAATGCTGGAATCTTCCCAGCCACCCGCTCCTCGAAATACTCGGCCGCATCGGTCCAGGGCTGCCCGCCCATGAGTTGCTTGCGGGCGACGAGGAACGCCTCCACCTCCCGCTCCTTCCCGGCAAACGCCGCGGCAAAATCCTCCAGCCGGTCGCGGTCCCGCAAAGTATCGTTAATCGATACCGGCTCTACAGAGACCGGCGCCGGCAGGGCTTGCAGCTCCGCATTCACCGACTCAATGCGCGAGTCGTAAACCGTCACCCGCTGCGGCGAGAATTCCTGCACCTCCTCCGGCGCATACATGCCATTCAAAACCGCGGGGAAAACCGCCCGCACCCCTTCGCTGATGACCCTCGCCCGCAGCATCTGGCGCGGGTAGCTTTTCCAGTTGTCCTTCCCGCCCAGCCCCGCCGCCTTCGCCCGGGCCATGTCCCAGTCGATGCGGAGGCTGCCGCCCTGCGGGTGCGAAAAGGTGGCGCTCACCGATTCGTTCGTGTGGTCATGCCACTCCACCCGCCCGCCGGCCTGCTGGAACCTCGCCAACATCGCGTCACTTTTCAGCGCCGCCCTGCCCTGGATGATGTGGTAGTCGCTGGCCACCGAACCCGGGTGCCTGCCCTCCGCCTGCGCCACCAGCATCAAGGCCAATGCTTGATCCGCCGTCTTGACTCCGAAGAGTCCCGATTTGGCGAGTGCCCCCGCCATGGTCTGCATGTCCCCAACTGGGACGAGTTGTGTGTTTGTCATAGTTTTTGAAAATTCAGTCCGCGTCGCGAAACTCCCGCCAACGCCGCCGCCTCTCGTCCTCCCGCTCCTCCTCCCGCCGAATGCGGTGCCAGACCGATGCCTGGCCCGCCCAGTAGGCGAGGACGATGCTGACAAAGACGAGGCATGCGAGGGCCAGAGCTTCGAGTCCGTTCATTGCCGCCACTGGTAGGTGCGCCTCTGGCGCCCGTTGAACCACTGCTGCACATAGTGCCGCTCCCGCGCCTTGCGGATCCGGTGCTCAATCGCGCCGTGGAAAAACCAGACCAGCATCCCGACAAGGGCGAACCCGATGGCAAAGTCCGAGGCCGTCATTTAGACCCCCATTCGCGCCTCACATAGTGCGGCCAGATGTTGTGCTTGTTCTGAAATTGAAGCTCCGCATCCATGCGGCTCTTCGCCCAGAAGTAATCCCCGAGCAGCCCGAACAAAGGGTCGGTGCTCTGGCAAAAATACAGACTCATTGCAGCACCCCCTTCTCCACCGCCGCATCCAGTTCCGAAACCCGCAGCAGCGTTGCGCCGCCGAGCTTGTAGAATTTGAGGATACCCGCACCCTTCAGCGCGTAGATCATCGAGACCGACACGCTCAGGTATTCAGCAGCCTCTTTCGGTTTCAAATAACCAGGCTTCATTTTTTACTCCCCCTTTTGGTTTTGGTTTCGCGTGAAATTTTTTCGCGCAGTGCCGCCGCGATCAGTCGGCTCACCGGTGTTCCAAACTCTTCACTCTTCCCCTTGAGGTAGGTCATCAGCCCCGAGGGGAGACTCACTGTGGTTCGCTCATACTCCGTCTGCATGGCGCATACTGATATGAGCGATCATATCGGTGTGCCAAGAAAAATTTTTATTCCGGCGCAATTAGGTGTTCACCTACCATGCAGATTTCACTTGACACGCCCATGAATACTGGCGCGGCGGGCGAAAAAAAATTTCACACCCCGCTTGCTTTTTTCATATCCGGTATTACTGGTGTGACATGAAAAAGAGCGAAAAATTCGCCCGCATCACGATCACCTTGCCGCCTGATGTGGCGCAGTGGGTGAAAGAAAAAGAGCAGGCGTTGAACAACCGCGACCGCCGTTTGCGGACATCCGTCAGCGCCATCATCGCCGACGCGGTCGAGGAAATGAAAGCAAGGGAAGAGCAGGCCGCCATCATCCCCGGACAAGCCATGCCCGACCGCATCATCTTGAACAACGACTCGGGAAATGCACCGGCCCAGCCTCACTCTGGGCGGAATATCATCGAGCCGTCCGAAACCTCCGTTGGTGGATACTCAACAGCCAGGAGCACGACCTACCGGAAAACTGGGAAGGCGAAATAATCGACCTCACATTTCCATGGCTATGATCAAATGGTTCGGTTGGCTCACCCTCGCCATCCTCTGCGCCTCGGCAGTCGCCAGTCGCGTCGAAGGAGGGTGGGCGTGGTTGTGGGTGTTCGCCGCTTTCTACGCCCCTTGGGGTCTCCGCGCCGCCATCCGCCGAGAACGGCACGAAGCCGGAAACCAACGCTTCTGGTGTTTTATCATTCTCCTCTGCCTCCTCGCCCTGTTCACCAGCGGCTGCGCCACCGCCGAACGCGAAGCCGCCCGCAAAGCCAAGTTTGACGCCGAGTGGGCCGCCAACTTCACCGACCGAAAAGTCACCATCCACTCCGCCCCCAGCGGCGCCATTGTGGACTTGAACGGCGATGTCATCGGCACCACCCCGTTCACCTACGACCTCAAACGCTGCTACCGCGGCAGTTGGCCGGCGAACGGCCACATCATCCAAGTCCTCCGCGCCCGCTGGCTCGACGGCATGGCCCTGCTCGAGCCCTTCCCCACCACCTCCACGCCTCCTGAGACCGTTTTATTCATGCACCCCCACGCGACCCAATACATGCAAAGCGCCGCCGCCCCCACCATCAGCCAGAGGTAGTGGCACAAAACTGGCACCAACGCGCCACTTAGTGCCACTTTCAGTAGGTAAAAAGGTGGGTTCGAATCCCACCCCCTCCGCCATTTTGGGAGATTTTGTAAAAGGATGGAAAAGCCCGCGGAGCCAGTGTTCATGCGGGCTGGCGGGCGGTGGAGGTTTTTGGAAAAAATTGGCAAAAATTAAAAAGTGGCACTGACTGGCACTGCGGTGCCACTTTATTGCAATGGACGCGCAAAAGCTCATTCCTCAATTCAACCGCAAACGGAACCGCTGGGTGATCGATGTGCCGGCGTCTTTGAATGGGGGGAAGCGGTTGAGGAAGTTTTTTGCGTCCCAGGAGGAGGCGAATCGGGAGCATGCGAAGATGGTGTTTGGGTTGTCGCACCAAGGGGTGTTGCCGTCACAGGTGGCGAAGGGGGATCGGTTGGTGGATTTTGTGGGGTTGTTCCTGGCGAAGAAGTCGGTGGAGGTGGAGTCGGTGACTTTGCGCCAGTTGAAGTGGGCGCTGAATATGCTGGTGGAGCGGGCGGGGCTGGGGGGGCTGGAGGAGTTGGATGCGGCGGCGGCGCGGCATTGGGTGGATCACCTGCCGCTTGAGACTCGGGGCCGGTTCAATGTGTTTGCGGTGTGCAGAGACTTTTTCAACTGGCCGACGGTGCGGGAGCGGGTGCCGACGAATCCGTTCTCGGATGCTCCGCCCAAGAGGGACAAGGGGGCGAGGCTGGAGATTCTGACTCCGGCGCAGATGCAAAAGCTGATGGCGGCGG